CAAGTAAACGCTGATGTGAAGTCCGTTAATAAAAACATCGTACAAGAGGCTTCTGCCTTGAAACCTATACCTGTTGATAATACCATTTATCAAAAAGGACCTATCGGCGCACCAGCTCCAGCCCCAGCACCAGTTCCTCCACAACAACAGCAAGTACCGCAACAACAGTACACTCCACCTCAACAACCTCAAATACATCCTCAGATACAACAAATTGTACAACAAGATTTAGGTCCGTTAATTGACAGGGTTACAAGCCTTGAAGCTCAAGTAACTAAGTTTGTTAATCTGATAGAGCGTAGTGTTGCAAAGAACGCAAAAGAGATTAATATAAGAATCAAATTAAACGAACAGAATGATTCTACCAATAAAGAGTAAAGATAATTTTATTAAAAGCTTTCTCAACCCTGTGTCGAGATTAGCTCCGTCTTCAACTTTGAGCGTTGATAATAATATATCAACTGTTGTACATAATAATTCTAATATATTTTTACGAGCAGAATATCAAGTTAGCTGGGAAGATCACCCCCCGGGTATGTCATTGTGTTTGCCAGATACTATAAAATTAATTAAAATATTATCTTGCTTAGATGAAGATTCAATAGATTTAAAAGTAGGGGAGAATTGTATTACTTACAGTAATAATAATAATAGATTTAAATATCACTTATTTGATGATAGTTTAAAATCTAAAAGCGCATTTGATTTTGATAAAATTGATAGTATAAAGTTCGGTACTAACTTTGAATTAACTCAGCAAAAAAATAGTGCTTTACTAAAAGCGTTACCGTTTGTTACAGAGACAAGTAAAGTATATTTAAAGACAGAAGGTAAGAGTGTATACGCAGAACTTTCTGATAAGAAAATACAAAATGTAGATAGTTATACTGCTTTAATTGCAGATGAATTTCAAGGAGACGATTTAGATTACGAGCTTATTCTTGATGTAGAATTATTCAGACTAATATCAACATTGAGCTTTGAGAGTGCAACAGTATATATTAATAACGAATATAAAATGCTAATGATAAGACTAGAAATAAATGAGAGCCGTCTTACGTTCGTTAGTACTAGTTATAAAAATTAATGAAGAATAAGGTAACAACATGTGGTTATTTTATTAAACGATTGAGAGATAATGGTTATACTGTAAACAGAATTTTTAATGAATACTCGAGACAAGACTGTCGCAAATGGACTGTAATGATTAATCCTAGAGTATCTTCTCTCTATATTACATGCTATGTAAATAAAGATTGGCATGGAGATTTAATGTTTGAATTAAACGATGGAAACAAATTTAAAAATTTACAACTCAAGACTGATAGTATGGAAGTAATACTAACAAAACTAATAGATAAAGATATAATTCCAAGTGAAAAAAAATAAACCAAAGAATTTTGATAACTTGTTAAAAACAAGTATTAACGCCGCTGATGATATGGTCAACGGTAATGAAGAAGACTTATCTATGATGAATGATTATTTATCTGAGTATTTAAAATCTTTCTGTCTATTAGGGTATGATACCAAAGGTGAAAGTGTAGTAATACTCGCAGGTAAAACTGCTCAAGATTACGACGCAATAGAGACGTTACTGCGTAGAATAAGTAATGTAGATTTTTTTAACAACATACAAGAAGAAAAAAGTAAATCAAATGAATAAGATAATTGTTTTAGGTAACGGTTATATAGGTAAGCAGGTATATAAACACCTCGTAGATACAATTATTGATAGTGACATTAAACTACTCAATAGCTATCAATATAATGATCCTGAATCTTTAAGAGATACTCTCTTTAATAACTTAAAGACAGAGTTTAAGACAAGTCACCCAGATCATACCAGTCAAAAATGGTTGATAAATTGTGTTGGTTATACTGGTAAACCGAACGTTGATGCCTGTGAAGAAGATAAACAAAATTGTTGGGATTTAAACGTAACCTTTCCTACATTATTAGCTAATGAGTGCGCAAAATATAATGTAAAAATTATTAATATAAGTTCTGGTTGTATATATGATGATGTAGATAAATCTAGTGTTCCGTTCACAGAGGAGGACGAGCCTAACTTTGGGGTAGAAAACGGAAACAGTAGTTGGTATAGTAAGACAAAACACGCAGCAGAACTATGTCTCGCTGCTTATCTTAATGTATATACCTTAAGAATACGTATGCCTGTATGTAGTGACTTTAACTCGAGTAAAAACTATCTCACAAAGCTTTTAAAATATAATAATTTACTACAAGAAGTTAATTCAAAAACAATAATTGAAGACCTAACAACAGTAGTAGGTAATATAATTTATAGACAGGATATACCTACTGGTATTTATAATTGTGTTAATCCAGACCCGCTAGATACAAAAGAGGTAACTAAGATATTAGATCAATATGGTATGTGGAATCCAAATTGGAAATTTATCGATTACGAAGGGCTTAAAGAGCATATTAAGACCAATAGGTCAAATTGTATTCTGTCCACTGAAAAATCCAAAGAAGTAGGTATAGAATTTCCTACAGAAAGAGAATCCTTACATCGTATTCTCTCCCCCAAAAATGAAGAATAAAAGTATATTAGTCACAGGCGGTTTAGGTTTTATAGGTAGTCATTTTGTAGAACTACTATATAAAGAATGTTCTAATTGTACAATTACAATTTTAGATAATTTCTGTTATTGTGTAGCAAAAAAAACAGATGACTATCTGTTTAACATGTTTCAAAATTCAACCAATAAATTTAATATTATATATGAGGATATTAATAATTTTACAGATGTAAAAGATTATGATTATGTTATTAATTTTGCAGCTGAGTCTCATGTAGATAATAGTATTAAAGACGGTACACCGTTTATTACTTCTAATTATACTGGAGTTTATAATCTATTGACTCAATTAAAAGATAATCAACGTTTTATACAGGTAGGTACAGATGAGGTTTATGGTAGTTTACAATTTACTAGTTCTCCAAGTGAAGAATATGATCGCTTAGATCCATCGTCAGTTTATTCTGCGACAAAAGCTGGAGCAGATTTGTTAGCATTATCTTTTAATAGAACCTACAATAAAGATATAATAATAACTAGATGTACTAATAATTTTGGACCTAGACAATATCCCGAAAAATTAATTCCTGTTGTTATTAATAAAGCTCTTAATAACGAAAAAATACCAGTTTACGGTAAAGGAGAAAATATACGTCAATGGATCTATGTTACAGATCATTGCAGAAAACTTTTTGATATATTAAAATACGGTACATCAGGAAAAATTTATAATATTGCTCCAGACTATGATTCTGAAATTACTAATAATTCTATTGTTAATCAGATTTTAGAAATATTAAAGAAACCAAAAAAATTAATTACATATGTAGAAGATAGAAAAGGTCACGATTTAAGATACTCTTTAAGAGCAAGTCAGTATCGAGGTATGATGTTCGCGAACGATCAACAATTAGACCTACCTGGAACTGAAAAAACATTTGCCGATGATTTGAGATACACTATAATGTGGTATAGTGAAAACAAAAACTGGTGGAGAAAAGAATCTAATAATTGACGGTAATAATTTACTTTACCGAATCTTTTGGACTAGTAATTATAAACTTGAAGAATCTTCAACTCCGGGA